GGGCGATAGATGCCATCGACCATCTCGCGACGGGCGATGATGTCGCGCTGCCAGTCGGTCGGGTAGTACCCGTCGCCAACATGGCGGATGTCGAACGGAACCCACTCGCCGGCCACCCGCACCACATACCGAACCCGATGCTTCTCGACGTCGGCCTTGTATCCGCCCAGCGCCTCGACCGCTACGTCCAGCTTCTCGACCAGCAGGTCGACGTCGTCGGCGTCCACAACGTCCCTGAGAGCCACGTAGCCGCACGGAATGGCGGCCAGGGCAGCTTCTACCGATGCGAACCCCGGATGGAGCACAGTGAGGTTCTCAGCGGCCTCCTCGGCGGTGTCGGAGGCGTGCACCGCCTCGATGTTCCCGGCCATCTGCCGGTAGACCTGCTTCATGTCGAACATGACGGTGTTGACCATCCGCGACCCGCGGGTGGTTTCCCGGCGTCCGTACTCGGCGGGGGCCTCGACCAGGACGGTGGTGTGCGGTCCGGTGCCGCACGTCGCCAGCTTGGCGGTCACGTCCTGGTGGTAGAACTCGGCGAGCTGGGCCCCGAAGTCGTCCCATGTCTGCTCGAACACGTCGATCACCGAGAACCGCTGGTGGATGTCGGCCAGGATCTTGTCCCGGTTGCGAGCACCCGACCACAGCACGAACACATGCGACTCGGGCACCTTGTGGGTTCGCTTCACCCAGCCATCGAACCAGCGGCGATCGTCGGCGAGCACCGCTGCCATCTCGGGGTCGTCCCACTTGGCGGTCTGGGATCCGCCGTCGATGTGCTCACACTCCACGTCGAGGGCGATGCCGGCGGTCGAGCCACCCAGGATCACGTTGGCAAGCAGGTGGTTGTCGCCATACCACCACGTCAGCTCCTCGGGGAACCGGTAGCCGGCCTCACCCCGCAGCATGAAGGCGAACCCGGCCAGTCCGCCGGTGCCGTCGTAGCGATTGGCGCAGATCTCGTCGACCAGTTGCACGCCCGAGCCATCACGGCCGTCGTAGTTGGGCGACACCACGCCGAGCTGGCTGTCAGAGCGGAGGGCGGTGGCAAGACCGGAGAGGAAGTCGGGGCCGACCTTGAGGTCGTTGTTGAGGATGGCGACGTTGCACGGCCACGCCCGCTTGACCGCCTCTGCGATGCCAAGGTTCCACATCTGGTGGATGTTGAGCCCTTCGGCATCGAACACCTCGGCGATGTCCTGGGAGGCGAGCCAGTGGCGCATCTGCTGGGGCGAGCCGTTGTCGTAGACAAAGATCGCCTCATACTCACCTTGGGAGGCCAGCTCGCGGAGCAGGCCCTCGGTCAGGTCCATCCGCCCCTTGACCGGGATCACCACGAAGGTGGGCGACTCAGTGTTCAGGGTGACCGTTTCCTCGGTGAGGTAGTGCGCCTTGTAGTGGCTGGTCTGGATGCCGGTATGGACGAAGATCGGATAGCCGAGCTCGACGGCACGTCGGCAGAAGGTGATGTCCTCGCCGAACGCCTGGCCCTTGTAGACCGTCTCGGCGAACCAGGGCTGGGGCTCGGGAGTGGTGGCGCCCATGTGCTCGAGCACCGAGCGGTGAATGAGCAGGCAGGCGGCTCCGGTGGCGTCGACCTCGACCAGCGTGTCGCGCGGGTAGTTGGTGATCGGCGAGACCCCGGCGATGTTCTCCTGGTCCACCCAGCGGTAGAGGGTGGGCACATGATCGAACCGACGGGCGCCGAGACCGGACTCGGGGCCTTTGCGCTGAGCGAAGGCGAGACCGCCGACGATGGGGCGCTCGATCGGGTCGGCTGCATCGATGAGCCGGTCGATGGTGTCGGGGTCGAACCCCATGTCGGCGTCGATGAAGACCATCCACTCGGCAGGCATCTTGAGGAACTGCCGGACGGCGTTGTTGCGTCCGCCGACGATCCGGCCGGCGCCGCACTCCTCAGCGAGGCTGCCGAGGATGCGCTGCTCGATGGCGAGGTCGTAGGTGCGCATCCGGTCCCACGACTCGTGGAAGCTGTGCGCCACCTCGCCGGGATGCAGGTAGGCGACGACCACCGAACCCGGCCGCACTTCTGGGACCGTCACGACTCGGTGTCGTCCTTCTTCGCACGCCGGGCGTTGCGCTTCTCGCCGGGGGCGGCGGTGGCCCGCTCGACGCGAGCCGACATGCTCCGCTTGCCGAGCTCGGCGGTGTTGGTCGGCTTGCGGTTGCGGATGGCGTACTCATCCGGCGTCTCGAACAGCTCCGGCCGTGACTTCACCACCTCGGCGTCGTCGTCGAACACTGCGCCCTTGGTGATGACATGCCGGAACCCGGCCACTCGAAACGTGTCTTTGGCAATGACGACCATCTCTGTTCCTCCTGTCGTGTCGTACCGGGTCAGGGGGTCGAACCCCGAACACCGCCAGTGGTTGTCTGGACGAGGCGCTACCGGCGCACCCGGCGAGAAGGGGCGGGCCCGAAGACCCGCCCCGGTTGGATCAGCTCACCGCCTGCAGGAGGCGGAAACCGACCGTGGTGTTGGCGGCGTGCCCAACCGTGAGGTTGGCGCCGGTCCGATGGTGGGCGACCCAGGCGCGCTGTCCGATGACAGTGCCCGCGGTGGTACCCATGAGGTTCGGGACGAACTCCAGGCTGGTACCGAGGCGGTCGTAGATCAGGTACGTGGACGGGTCGCCGACGACCAGGATGTTGTCCTGGCCGGCGGTTGCGATCGTCCCATCCATGGCGCTCGACTCGTACACCGGCTTGCCGAGAAGCCGCGGGATTCCGTCGGCGGTCATATCCACTGTCTGGGTCGACAGCGCGTCGGTACCGAACAGACGGATGTCGTTGAGGATCGCCAGGTTGGCGAACCACGCCGTCCGCTCGTTGCGCCACCGAGCCGGGACCGCCTCGTACAACGCGTACACGTCGTCGTCGGCGAACACGTTGGTGGTGAGGGTCTCCACCTCGGCCTGTGTGTTGGCGTCCAGTGCGGTGATGAGCCCCCGCGGCCGGGTGGTGCCGTTGCCGGTAGCGAACGCCGTCGCCTCAGCGTTGTCGATCGCATCGGCGATGAGGAACATGATCTCGTCCTCACGGTCACGGGCATCCTCGTATGCCTCGTAGCTGATCGGAACGAGCACCGTGCCCTTGTAGGCCGTGGCGGTCGGGTTGGCGAAGCTCGGCGCACCATCGGTCAACGGAGCGTTCTCCGCAGTCCACGCATGGGTCACACCACCGGTGTTCACCGACTGGTAGACGTTGGTGGTGCCCGTCTCCACCCGGCACACCCGCCGGAACGGGTTGACCGATCCCGCCTCGGCGAGGATCAGTTGCGGGTCGAGGTGGGCTGGGACCAGGACGCCGGTCACGTCGGACAGGCCCATGGCACGAGCGAGCATGTGCCGCTGGCGCAACACGTCGCGCTCCTCGGCAGACAGATCCTCGTCGTGAGCGATCTTCCGCAAGAACCCGTCGGCGTAGTCCTCACGCAGCCCGAGCAGCACGAACTCCGAGAAGAAGTTCTGGCGGCCGGACCGCTGGAGCACCTTGGTCACCGACTCGCGGTGAGCGTCGCTGATGAACCGGTTCGACTTCTCCACCGCCGACACGGCACGGGCGCGCATCTCGGAGCCACGGGCAGGGCCGTAGGCCGGGAGCGTCGACGTGTCGAACGGGTCGGTGCGGACGTTGACGTTGGGAACGCCGGGATCGTCGCCGGACTCGGTGGAGCGATCGGGGATCTTCTCGTACCGGTCGAAGGCGGCGAGCTTGCGCCTCAGCGTGCTCTCCTCCGTGTCCAGGGCGTCCAGAGTGGTGCCCTCCTCCAGCTCGTCGAAACGAGACTGCTGGGTGTCGTCGAGTGTCTCGGCCTGGGCCAGGGTGCGAAACTCATCACGGAGCTCGGACCGTTCGGCCTGGAGGGCGCGCAGACGCTCGAGGATCTGTTCACGATTCATCGTGTACTCCTCGATACTTGAGAGCGGCCTGTCGCCAACGGCGCAGCCGCTCGTCCTTGGTTGCTTGCGCGACAGGTGCCTCCGCCGGCCGGCTGTCGTCTGTTTGAGAACCCTCGCCGGTGCCGCGGTTGCCGACGGTCGAGGGAAGAAGAAGATCGGGGTTCTGACGCCACGCCCGGTAGATGTCCGCCGAGCGGACGCCCGCCGAGGTGGCCTCATACGCTGGAAAGGTTACGGGCCCGAATTCAAAAAGATCGAGGGCTTCGATGGTCCGCTCGGGAAGCCCGCGAGGGTTGGTGTCGGACGGGTCGCCGTCGTCCTTCCACGACTCCTCGGTGACCCGGAACCGGAACGACATGCCATCGATCGCGCCGTCCCGGAGCAGCTCGATCAGGTCATCGTTGTAGGAGGTGCGCGACAGCGGTGTCTCGGTCCACAGTCCGGTGGCATCGGGCTCCATGCGCGCCGCCTTGCCGAGCGGCTTGTCGCCAATCGACGGGTCGAAGCCATGGTTGAACTGCACCTTCACCCGGTCACCACGCTTGGCCAGCGTGTTGTCGAACGCACGGGGCGCGAGGCGCTCGAGGAAGTGACCCTCCCAGAAGGAGTCGATCTCGGTCCAGGTGTCGAACACGGCGGCGTAGCCAACCAGAGTGCGGCCGCTCTCGCTGTCGTCCTCGGCACGGTGTTCGAGGCGCGCAACCTGGAGGCCCACCATGCGGATCACATCGGTGGTAGCCGGCACCGGAGTCACGGTGGCTGTCATTCGGAGTCCTCCTGGTCGTCCTCATCGGTGTCGTCTGCCTGCTGTTCGGCGACCTTGGCCTCGGCGTCCACCTTGTCCGGTGACTGGAGGGTGATCGGCAGCAGACCGAGATGGGCAATCGGGTCCAGCCCGACCGCAGTCAGGGCGGCGCCCGCCTCGAATCCAGAGCGGATCAGAGTGGCTGCGGCGCCGACCTTGACCGCCACGACGGCGGGATCTTCGGACCGATCGGGCTCGGCTGCGTTCGGATCCTGGAGCTGCACCGACACCCGGTCGGTGTGCTCGAGCTTGTCCATGTCGTTGGTCGTGATTGCAGACACCGAGGAGACGGCGGTGAACCCGTCCCGGACCAGCATCGTGATGGCGGCGGCCTGCTTGGTTTGGATCTCCGCCTGGTCGATCTGGTCGTCCTGGAGGAAGGGAATGTTGCGGGGGTCGACCGCCAGCTCGGCATTTGGCGGCCGGCGGAGCAGCACCTCGAGCGAGCTGGCCGCCTCCTGGAACAGGTCCTGGAGGTCGATGTCGGAGAAGTTGCGGCGCACCTGCTTGAAGTTGCCAGCGTTCAGCGACGAGCCCTGCATCCCCTCGGAGGCGCCGACCAGCACCGGATGAGCACCGGCCGCCATGAGGATCCGAGTCTCAGCCTTGCCCTGGAGCGACGAGAAATCCATGTCCTGCATCGACGAGCCGAGCGGCTTGGGGTCGGCTCCACCACCCAAATACAGCGTCTTGTAGGCGTTAGCAAGCCCGCCATGCTCGGCCTCGAACAGCTCCTTGAACGCCTTCACGCTCTCCAGCGCCACGTCCTTGTCGAACACGATGGCGAAGTTGGGGGTCGCACCCTGGCGGAAGTAGAGGATCTTGTGCTCGGCGGCGTGGTTGTCGGCCTGCACCTCGCGGACGATCGGGGTCAGCCAGGACATGCCGCGGTAGTGGGCGAGAGGGTCGGGCATCGGAGCGAAGTGCGCCACCTCGTTGGCCAGCAGGATCTTCGGCGCTCCCGAGCCCGGCGGCTTGTAGAAGATCCCGACGAACTCGGCATCAGCGGCGATGGCCGGGTTGTCCGGGTCGTCCTCTGAACCGAGGATGATCGTGCACCAATCGGGACGCAGCAGCGCCAACCGTCCGGCCCTCGGCTGGTGGACGTAGGCGTTGCCGGCCAGGTCACCATGCAGCAGCATCCGGGCGTTCAGCGAGCGAGTGTGAGCTCCGGGCCAGGGCCGCTCCACCAGGGTGAGCGAGGCGTCGCTGGTCAGCTCGCCGGTGTCGAGGTTGCGCCACTTGTAGCGGGCCTGGCTGAACACCGCCTTGCGAAACCGCTCAGCGGCGTACACCACCGGATGCGACTTGAACACCCGATCGGCGTAGGCGGTGAACCCCGTCGCCGGCGGCTCTTCCTTCTGGTTCGACATCGACGTCTGCACGCCGAGCGGATAGGAGGTGCCGTTGTACAGGAACCAGTCGTCGATCGTCGAGACGCTGTGACGAGCCTCTACTGCGGGGGTGCCGGGGCGGCCGGTCAGTCGTGCCAGCACGCTCACGTCTTCGGCCCCATCCCGAGCGCCACGCCGTAGAGGGCAGCGAGGACACCCGACACGATCAGGCCGACAGCCTCACCGAATTGGAGCCACGCCCCGGTGCCGATGGCGGACAGGCCGGCCACTTCGATCGAGGTCGAGACAGCACTCGAGGACGGCAGGACAGAACGCAGACGGGCCAACATGACCTTCCTCCTACCGGTTGCCGAACAGGACGAAGGCCGCGCGGTCAGACTCCTCGACCTCGGGCATGGTCATCGCCGCCTCGAACGCCAGGACGTCGGCCACCGCGGCATCGATCTTGCCGCCGTCGTCACCCTTGGTCAGGGTGTAGAGGGTGCGGTTGTCGTCGTCGGGGGCGTTGGATCTGGCCTTGCGCTTGTGAGCGTTGGTGACGTGAGCGTTGGTGACGGGGTCGCCGTCGTGGGTCATGTCACCCTCGCGGATGGCGGTCAGCCAACGGTCAACCGCTGGAGCCATGCGTCGATCCGAGTTGGTGTCGAACCCGAGCACCACCTCGTCGCCGTAGAGCTGCGCCCACTGCTCGATCTCGGTCCACCACTTCGGCGGGTCGCACAACATCCGCCCCACGCTGAAGCGCTCGAACGCCAGCGCCACGGCGTCGTGAACCATCTGACGGTTCACCTTCCAGCCCTTGCCGGCGACGCCGAGCGGACGCACCTGAGCGTGGAGCAGGAACGTATGACCGTCCTCGGTGCAGCCCCGCAGGACGGTGGCGTCCTCAGAGATCGACCCGTCGAACCCGAGCCCGACACGGGCGCCGATTGGCACCTCAGCCGAGCTGGCCAACTCCCGCCAGCGGCGCTCCTCGACGGCCTTGCCGGAGCCCGACACGTTCCAGTTGAGGAGGAACCGCTCGACATCCTCACGCGGCATGTCCGGATCGCGGGCCTCACGGACAAGTCGATCCAGGTCGATCCACCAGGCATCCTCGAACGGGATGGCCATAGCCCGCCGCAACTCATCGTCTGACACCTGGTCGATGTCGATGCGAGGTGCTTCGACCGCCTCGTAGAGGATGCCCTCCGCCCCTCGCATCGCCGCCTTGTGCGTCCCCTCGGCGACTGTGCCCTCGCCTGGCTCGAAGCTGTTGGTCGTCTCCGAGGTGCGACCGTCCATCTTGGCGGCGTTGCGGCGCACAGTGCGAGCCAGTCGAACGCCGCCGTTGGACGGCTTCCACAGGTGCGTCTCGTCCATCACCACATAGGTCACGGGCTGGCCTTCACGAGTGCCCGCCGAAGCGGTCACCGGCTCGAGCTTCCCGCGGCGCTTTCCGTCCCGCAGGTACGACCGGGTCAACCCCACGTCGATCTTGAGACGCTCCGCCGCCCGCGACTCGTTGGCGGTCAGGAGGTCGAAGATCACCGAATGCGTGTTCTCGGTCTGATCCTCGGACACCGCGGCGATCTGGACCCACGCCTGCGGGTCGCCCATCGTGCCCCACGGCCGAGCGAGGGGCTCACCGGAGGCAGACCAACCGGCGAACCGGACCGGACCGGCCAGCTCGGCGATGGCGGCCACCGCCTCCTCCGGGCTCTTGCCCTTGCCCTTGGCGCCACGATGACAGCGCCGGCGATACACGAACTTGCCGGTTTGAGGGTGGATGGTGAACCAGCGGACCACCCGCATCGCCTGGCTGTCGGTGAGCACCAGCGGATCGTCGTGGTTGCGGGGTGACGGCAGGAACTCCGACGCCCATTCGAGGACTTCCCAGCCGAGCGACGGGAGCTCGCCCTCGAACTCAGGGCCGCGCCAGGGCATCAGTCGCCGACGGCGCGGAGGTGCGCGTACGTACCGGTCCTGTCGGACGCCGCGGACTGGCCGGGCTGAACCTCGGGACGCTTCCACCGAAGGGACTGCTGGCCCTTCGGTGTGACGCCATAGGTGTCCATCATCATCCGAAGCTGGGTGTGAAGCGACGCCAAATCGGGGCTGCGCTCCACCTGGTCGTAGAGCTTGACGACCTGACGCAGGCCGGGCAGATCATCTGGCGTCCAGAAGGCGGCGAACCACGAGCCCATCCACACGGTCCAGGCATCCTTGGACGCCTTGAGCAACCCGGTCGGAGGCTTCGGCGTGGCGCCGTGCTGCCAGCCATAGCCTGGCGAAGGCTTCCACTCGCCGGCCGCGGGGACGTTGCGGCGCCGACGCTCGGCTGCGGGCTTCGGCGCTGGGCCTGACATGGGCTCCTCCTCGGAAAAATCAGGACGTAGAACCCGTACAGAAGGCGAAAGCGGTAGCG